TTTTCAGTTTTGGTAACTTTAGATTAACTGATTGAGGTAATCTAGTAAATATATCATCAACAATACCATTAAATTTTTCTGCCATTGCTTTTAAAGAAAACTCTCTTCTATTTCTTTTACCCAAGCGACTAGCTTTCTTTTGTATTAGTTTTCTTTTTTTATGAAAAGTTCTAATCTTTCTAACTACATCAGCCTCGTTGACATCAAACCACTTGGAAGGTTCTACAATGATTGGTGACCACAAAGCTGATTTAGGCACCTCTTTTAAAAATCCATCTATTAACATGGATTCTGAATCAGTTAAAAAGTCAAGATGTCCACTCCATTTTGATGCTATCACAGGTAAGTCACAGCAACTCGCTTCTAACATCGGTCTTCCAAACCCCTCACCATGAGTGCAAGTAATAAAAGCTCCAATCTTAGGATGGTTATAAAGTGTGGACATTTCCTCAATAGTGAAATCACCATGTATTAAATAAATATTGGGCAAATCCACGCCTGTAAACATTTTTTGTACTTCTTTTATTTTCTTTTTAGTCTCTTCTCTATCAATAATACTAAAATTCGCACCATTGGTTTTAAGAACAAGTGCTGGTGGATTAGGAATATTAGAAAAGGCTTTTAAGAAAGATTTTATCATGACACCAATATTTTTTCTATCTTCACCGAAACCACCTTTACCCCATTGACCAACATGAAGGTAGGCATACTCTTCTTTAATAAGTTTACTTAACTCATCGTATACTTTTTTTTCTAACTGATGTTTTTCTTTAGGACAATATATTTTAGTGTCTACCCCTTCAAATAACACACTAATTGGTTTTTCATTTTTAACCTCTCCGGCTTTTTGTTTTTCGCCATTAGGTAAGTCTTGCATCTTATCATAAGTGCACTTATTAAAGGTATCTGCTGTAAATTTAGATGGTACTATATTAAAGTTCATACGATTCATACCATCTAAAAATTCAGGTGAAACCACATTTGTTTCTACACCAGCAGTTATACCAATATTAACCTTTCCACCAGTGGCAAACTCATTTGGTATTCTAATGTCAATAAGGATATCTGGTTGACCTTGTATTTGTTCTTGAGTTACAAAAGTATCTAATAACTTTTTATGTCTCAAAACATCTGGTCTTAGATGATTTCGTGGTGTGTTTCCCCATTTGACATCAAGACATTTAATATCCAAATCTTCTCTATCCATAATCGAATAAAAAAGAGAACGAGCATGGTCACCATAACCACTACGAGTGTTGAAAGGTGCAATCATTAACACATTTCGTTTCATACTACCTCCATATGATATTTAGGTTGTGGTTTCCAATTATCGAAAGCACTATTCATAGAATCGATAAAGTTTTGTCCCATTGCTTTTGAGGTCATTTGATTTTCCTCACAGAATTTGATACCTGATTGTCCGATTCTTTTTCTATCATTTTTATTTAAATCATAAACTTTTCTTATTTGGACAGCAGCATCTGTGGGTTTACATCTATCATCAAAAATGTAGGGTGTCATTGGAGAGCCTTGTAAGGACATGTTTGATGGATAGACAGGAAACACCCACTCACCATGATCTGTATAAGTACCATTATGATTAGAACCTAATTCAATGTAATCATCAGGCGTCAAAAATTTACCATCTTTTTCAAATCCACATTGGTCTTGTAAACCACCAGTAACATTAACGATAATTGGTGTCCCCACATTAAGTGCCTCACAACTACCTAATCCAAATCCCTCATTACTTGCTAGATTAATGTAAACATCGGCCGTATTAAATAATAAATTCATTTCATCGTCATTGAAAGGTCTATTATCGGTATTATAAGTAAAACAAATATCGTAATCAGGACACAAATGTTTGTGAACTCTTGGTAAGTCTGTGCCGTTTTCATCTATGGGTGAACAATGAAATATTAAAACACATTCCCTTCTTTGCTCTGGTGTTAGTTCGTCCATGAAGTATTTATATGATAGTAAAACATCACCAGGTTGTTTTCTTCTTATATTTCTGTTACTATAAAGTATCTTAAATTTTTTATCAGCAATACCATGTTTAGAATCAAAATCTAGTAAAGATGTATTGTCATCTTCAACCTGATAAAACCTTCGATTTGAAATACCGTGTGGCACATAAGTTATTTGCCAATCTTTATACTCACCTAATAATCTTTTATTGATACCATAAGTTTGTTTTGATATTGCCATCAATAAATCACAACTCTTATAATAGTTGATATTGTATTGTGGATCTGGTAAGTCATCCCAAATGTTATAATAAAAAATTGGAATTTCTCTACGAATCTCAGATTCCATATTATAAAACCAAATCCAAAAACGTGGATCAGTATAGTGAAGTATAGCATCTGGTTTTTCTAATGCCATTACCTCCCTAAGAATATCTTCGTTTCCATATCCACTGACTGGATATATTCTAAGGTATCCATCTTTTATCCCAAAGTCTTTTTCAAGACCTTCAGACATATCAACAATCTTACCCTCTTCTGGATGTTTTATAGCTCCACCAATCTGAACCCAATCGTATTCATTCAATGTTTCAAACACAATATCTTTAGACACAGTAGCTATTCCACTATGCATCCTTAAGTCATCAGACATTAATAATATTTTTTTCTTAGCCATTTATCAATTTCCTTACATCATCACCTTGATAATCATTAGGAAAGTATTTATTTAAAACACTTAATTTATCATCATATTCAGCAATAATTTCCAACTCTTTTTCTATAGTTTCCATTATATCAGCATGTTCTGCTACACCAACTGAATTGTGTAAAAGGTTTTCAACATTTATACGATGTTTTTCTATGTGTGCTTCAAAGTGCATTTTACTTGCTTTTATTAATTCTTCTCTCATTAGAATTGACTCCCACTTATATGAAGTCGGTCATAAGTTTCTATTTGCTCTTGTATTGAATTGTCATGTATGTACTGGTGAATAGAACGATTGACTAACTTCTGTAAATTCATTGATGAGTTGACTGTCTTAAATTTAAAATCTTCGTATAAGGACTTTAAAATTTTCACAGATGTCAACTTCGTTAAAGTTTCTTTTTTCATAACCAATTCCTCGTTAATAACTATATATATAAATATATGTATTAATTAATAACAAGAGTTTTTTTTCCAAATTTTTTAGCATAATTTATGGTTGATACAGAACCTGGTGATTCAACTCCTCTTGGAATAAATGCCACAACATACTCTGAATGAATAGCAATCTGTTTATTACGAGCAAAGAAGTTTTTAACACTATAAGGTTTACCATAATTCCTCTCATGCAATGGACAATATAAATTATGTGCCTGATGTGCTGGTGGATACTCTTCATATTGTAATCCCAATTCAAGAGCATACTTTTTAGCATAAAAATCAGCTCCTTTGGGACAGCCACCACTTACGATAATAGTCTCGGCACCTTTCTCTTCTTTTAATTTAAAAATAAATTCTTTTATTTTTTTTCGGTTTTCGTATTCACGACTACCGACAATTCCTACCTTTAAAGGATTTTCCCCCATTCACAATGCTCCGTATCATAAAATTCACAAAACTTACATATCTTACCTGGTTTTGCAGCATAAGTTCTTTCTAATAGATATTTACCCTTATCATCAAAGACACCTTTTCTAAACTCATCAAACTTAGCCATAACCTTATTGATACTTGGAACTCCGTTTGCTGGTTCAAACTTCTGTAATCTTGTGATTGGAAAATCTGGATTCTTAGCTATCTTTCTTTTTAGAATCAAAAACATTACATCTATCTTATCCAACGGAACATCAAATAGTTCTGAGTAATATTTCTTGTAAAGCAATAACTGAGATTTTTTATTGAAATCTTTCTTCTGATAATCTGTCCAACCACGACTAGCAGTTTTGAGATCGATGATAACTACCTTGCCTGATATCTTGTTTCGTAAAACAACATCCAAGAAACCCATCATTTCCACACCCTCTTGAACATCTTTTAGGATTGGAACTTCTATGCCAACTAACTCCCAATTCTGTTTCATAAAGTATTTATTACGATACTTTCTGAAGTGTTCTAAGATAGCAAGACCATCTTGGTAGAACTCAGTCATTTCGTCTTGGGTACAAGGTAACACATTTTGACTTTTTTTTATCTTAGTAAACTCAATAATCATCTCTTCTTTTAACCGAGACTCCATATTAATCTTTTCAGCAGCAACAATAGACTTATTGTACATAACCGACAGATATTCTTGTATCACGGTGTGCATTGCTGAACCAAATAAAGTATGTATGTTACCTACGAAAGTTCCTAACTTGTCTATATAACGAAGTTTCCATTTAAGGTTACAATCGTTATAAGTGGTAAATTGACTATGTGATATGTGTGCCATTAAATAATTTCGTCAATCATTCCATATTCCAAACAAGTTTTGGCATCCCACATCAAATCATGTTTTAATATCTCATTGAGTTTCTTCATTGGTATTTTCGTGTATTGTTTATAGATGTTTTTTATATTCTTCATCATTAAATCCAAGTTTTGCTTCTCATCTTCAAAGTTAGAGTAAGTTCCCCAAAATGTGGTAGATAGTTGATGAACCAACATATAAGAATTTCTACTCATATATCTTTTCTTACCCACTACCGTTAAGAATGTTGCGGCACTGGCTGAAAAACCATCAACGTATGTCTCAACAGGCACTTTACATCTTAATATCGTATCCATAGAAGAAATACCACTGACTATAGTTCCACCACCTGAGTTGATAAATATCTTCACTGACGGAGGTAATATATCAAGAGTTTTTGATAAAGTCAAGCTTTTACTTTCTAATTCACCAATTTTTTTGTTTAATTCAACACAAGAATTTCTGTTGACACCAGAATAAAAATATATCTTGTTGTCTTGTACTGATATATGTTTTTCAGTAGCAGAAGCATCAGCTTTTCTTGGTTCTTTTTTCTTTTGTTTCTCTCCCCAATGTCTTTCCATTATTTACCCCATTTACCATTTTTAACGATTGTTGCCATAATACCATAGTTAGATACATCCAAATAAGCATCTTCCATAGGTTCACCTTGTACTGCATTATCTCTACCACTCATTAGTAAAGTTTTAAGTCTTTGTATCTTGTCATTCATTCTAAACCAAAGACCTGTTAGTGATAGGTGCACTTCTTCATCAGTTTGTAACATAGTGCCAACTGAAATATTACCAGGACCATAATCGTGTTGTTTCTTAAGGAACAACTCGTATTGTTGTCTCTGTAACCTTTTGAACTCTTTGGTCATAATTGGCCATTCTTTTTCCATTTGTTCTACAACTGGATGTATATCTTTTTCAACACCAAGTTCTGTTTCTTTTATTTCCATTTTATACCTTTATTACATTTGTTAATTGTATTAAAATAATTGATATTGCCAACAATAAACTGATTATTGTTTTAAGAGTAGGTATTTCCCCTATCAATGACCAAGCTAATAAACCAAATACGATTGTGCTAATACCAAATCCGGCTAATCTCATATTCCAAAAAGCACCAAAGTATTCATAAGACCATTTAGTGCTCCAAAAGAATAGTGGTGCTATAATAAGACTTGTAGCGTACATCCACCAAATAGATTGTAACCATTGTTTATTCCACACAACCCATCCTTGTAATTGAAAGAAAGCAATCACTGAACCAATTATTTGAGCTAAAACTGCCATCCATAACTTACTCATTTAACACCCATCTTTTTTATTTCTTTTTCTGTTTTACCATATTTTGTAAGTAAAGATTTAAGTTCATTTTTAGTCATCAATTTATAATATTCACCTGCTTGTATTTTACTAACCTCAAAATATTCTTGAATGAAAGGAACAACCTTTTCGTTGATTTTAGTCTTTTTTCCACTAAGATACCTTAGAAAAGTTTTCTTGTTTGGAAGTAATGAACAATAGAATTTATATACAGCGGAATGGGGCATTACCTCGATTGTTAACTTTTGAAAGTGATTAACAATCGGTAAATAATCATTATTCATACTTAAATAACGATTTACCATAAACGGGCTAAACTTCTTTTGTTCTTCCTCTGAAAAACTATCCCAAGGTCTTTTCTTAGTGAATAGTTCGTCTATCCACTTAAATAAGTTCATCTAATTCCTGTAGTGGTAACATCTCTCCACAATTCCCACAGTTGAAAACTTGGATTGGTGCAATAACTTCTTTACCAGTAGGCGAGACGATAGCCGATATTTTCTTGATGACGTATGCTTGGATAAAAACAGGATTTTCACACTTTTGACATTTCATCGTATCAGCATCACTCAAGTCAATCTGAACTTGTTGTTTGGGAAGTGGTTTCATTGGTTTCATACTCATCATAATCTCCTCAATATATTAGATATTGTAGCAATAAAGTTTATCTCTTTATCCACTACCAACACATCTTGATAAGAACCATTTGATATATCAACGATAATCTCTGGTAGTTT